ATTAACGACGATACCGTAGAAGCAGTGGTCGATGACCCACGTGGATACGAACGCGCATAAGGAGAAGAAGTATGGCGAAAATTATCAACGAAATACCTGAAGAATTAGAGATGGAAGGTGAGGAAACAGAAGTAGAGCTCGAAGCCTCTGAGGATAAACAGGATTACGAAGAAGCTGCCAAAGCTAAAAAAGAAGTAAAAGCGGAAGCTGATCTAGAGATTGAGGAAGAAGATGATACTCCACCTGAAGATCGTAACCGTGACCCACTACCAAAAGAAGTAGTTGATGAGTTAGAGAATGATACGCTTGATGACTACTCTGCTAGGGTTAAAGAACGATTAGCCCAGATGAAAAAAGTCTGGCATGATGAACGCCGTGCTAAAGAAGCTGCAGACAGAGAAAGAGCGGAAGCAGTTAGAATGGCACAGCAAATCATTGAGGAAAACAAAAAACTTAAACAGACTCTAAGTACGGGCGAAGAAGATTACTTAAAAACGCTCAAAGAAAAGTATGAAACTGATTTAGCAGTCGCTAAACGCGACTATAAAGAAGCATATGATTCAGGAGACTCAGATAAAATTATTGAAGCGCAAGCTAAAATGAATGAGGCTCAATTTAAGTTATCTAACGCTGCAGGGTTAAAACCTCAGTATAAACAACCTGAAACCCCTTTACAAACTCCTGAAAATGGAGGACAATTTAGTCAACAGACTACCGTTCAAAAACCTGATCGCCGTGCTTTAGCGTGGCAAGATAAAAATCAGTGGTTTGGACAAGATGAAGAAATGACAAGCCTCGCATTAGGGCTGCATGAAAAATTAGTTAGATCGGGTGTAGACCCATCTAGTGAAGATTATTACCGTCGTATAGATGATACGATGCAGAAACGTTTCCCTGAATATTTTGGGAACAATGAATCGTTGGAAGGACAACCCGCCCAACGCAAACCTTCTAATGTTGTTGCTCCGGCTACGCGTAGTACCGCGCCTAAAAAAGTACGGCTGACTAAAACTCAGTTAGCGTTAGCTAAGAAATTTAAGTTAACACCGGAACAGTATGCAAAAGAACTTTTAAAAACGGAGAACGCAAATGGATAAACGTCAAGATAGAGACTTAGAAGTAAGAGAAACAACCGACCAAAGAAGTAAACAGTGGGCACCCCCATCATTACTTCCTGAGTTTAAAAAGAAACCTGGTTGGGCGTACAGATGGATTAGGATTACTTTAGCTAACGAGGCGGATAACCGAAATGCTTCTTCTAAAATGCGTGAAGGCTGGGAACCTGTGAAACATTCAGAGCACCCAGAAATAAATTTACCGGTAAGCTCCAATGGCAACTTTAAAGATGCTGTAGAAGTTGGAGGCTTACTACTTTGTAAAATGCCACAAGAAATGGTAGATCAGAGAAACGAGTATTACAAGAAAAAAGCAGAAGGTCAGGCAGAAGCAGTTGATAATAGCTTCTTAAAAGAAAATGACCCACGTATGCCTCTATTCTCCGATAAAAAATCTACTAAGTCTTTTGGTAAAGGTTAAACAATTCTTTAAGGAGAAATTATTATGGCAGCTTACGGATTAAAACCTGTAAAGCGTGTTGATGGTATGCCTTATGCAGGCGCTACAAGGCTATATAAAATCGATCCTGCTGGTGAAGCAACTAACTTGTTCTATGGACAGGTTGTTAACATCGGTGCGGACGGTTATATTGCTTTAGCAACAGCATCTGGAGCAGACGCTACTACGAACAACTTAGGTGGTTCAGGCGTCGGCGCTATCGGCGTTTTTGTTGGTTGTGAATATACCAACGCACAAGGTCAAACATTATTTTCACAATACTACCCATCTGGCACTGCTAATGGTGGTGACATTGTGGCTTATGTTGTAGATGACCCAAATGCACTATTTATGGCAGAATTAGATGATACAGCTACGCAAACAATGGTTGGTACTAATACCACTTTTGCTACAGCACAAACTACTTCTACCGGTTCTACCACTACTGGCGTTTCTAACTCTCAGTTGGACGCAACAGTTGCTACTACTGCTAAGGCATTTAAAATTGTTGCTTTAGCACCAGATGAGTCAACAGCAGCAGTGTTAGTTAAGTTCAACCCTAGTTTCCATCGCTTTACTAGTGATGTAGGTCTATAAGGAGATTAAATCATGGCAATTTCAAGAGCTCAGTTATTAAAAGAGTTGCTCCCAGGCCTTAATGCTTTATTCGGAATGGAATATCAGCGCTACGGTGAAGAGCACAAAGAAATATACGAAACAGAATCTTCAGAACGTTCTTTTGAAGAGGAAACAAAACTATCAGGCTTTGGTAGTGCACCAGTTAAAGGGGAAGGCGCAGCTATCTCTTATGACAATGCACAAGAAGCTTGGACAGCAAGATACAACCACGAAACCATTGCTTTAGGTTTCTCACTAACAGAAGAAGCTGTTGAAGATAACCTCTACGACACATTATCTGCTAGATATACTAAAGCATTAGCTCGTGCTATGTCTTACACAAAACAAGTTAAAGCTGCTAACGTTTTAAACAACGGCTTTGACGGTACTAACTACCCAGGTGGTGACAACAAAGCATTATTTGCTACAGATCACCCATTAGTAAATGGCGGCACAAACAGCAACACTCAATCAGTGGCTGCTGACTTAAACGAAACTTCATTAGAAAACGCAGTTATTCAGTTAGCTGGTTGGACAGATGAAAGAGGTTTATTAATTGCTGCTAAACCACGTAAGTTAGTAATTCCACCAGCATTGCAATTCGTTGCTACTCGTTTATTAGAAACTGACCAAAGAGTTGGTACTGCTGATAACGATACTAACGCATTACGATCAAACGGTGCGATTCCAGAAGGATACACAGTTAATCATTTCTTAACTGATACTGATGCATACTTCTTAACAACCGACGTACCTAACGGTATGAAACACTTCGAGCGTACAGCATTGACAACATCTATGGATGGTGACTTTGATACAGGTAACGTACGTTACAAAGCTCGTGAGCGTTACTCATTCGGTTGGTCAGATCCCCTCGGTATGTGGGGCTCACAAGGCGCTGCTTAATTAAGTAGAGCTTTCTCTCCTAAGACCCAGTTTCGGCTGGGTCTTTTTTTATACCTAACTAATGGTTTTCTTTATGGTTTTATTTTTGAGTAAGGGCATAATTCACTTATCAGCTATGCTGAAATTTAAAAAGAAGGAGAATCATTATGTGGACAACACCATCAGCAACAGAAATGAGATTTGGTTTTGAAGTAACAATGTACGTATGCAACAAGTAAACTACATGAAAAGACTTCTAGAAACGCTTGATTGCGTTTAAGACAAAGTTCGCGAACGAGGGGCTACATAGCCCCTTTTTTGTTGTATAATACTTATAAAATGTGTATCATATAATTATTCGGGTAATACTAGCTTATCTAACTGTCCCGACAGACGCATACACGATAGATAAGTTTAACTTTGTATGGAGACATAAAAATGGCAAGATCAACCTTTTCAGGTCCAGTCACATCTAATGCTGGCTTCAATGGACCAGTCGTAGTAGATAACACTACACTCAACACAGGCGCTGCAGTTACAACAACTTTAACAACAGCTCAATCAAATACTTTATTTGAAGTAGACGGTACAGATGATATCGTTGTTAACATGCCTGCTTTATCTACAGCTAACGTAGGTACAACATATGAATTCTTTGTTACTACAGCAGTAGGCTCCGGTAAAACAGTAACCTTTGTATTACCTGGCGCAGGCGTATCTAATTGGTTTGCAGCTCTACAACTTATGGGTGGCACAGCAGCTAACCCAGCAAGCGATGTTGCAGGCGATACATTAACTTTATTAGCTACTACAGCTGCAAATGCAAGAGTTAAAGTAACATGTATTTCTGACGACGGCACTAACTCTACTTGGAAAGCAGAAACACTTTCTACACCATTAGCAACAGTAGCTTAATAGGAGAAAATAATGCAATCTGATATAAAAGCAGCAGTCTTCGTTGCAGCAGATTCTCCTGATACCGTTGTTAATCATAGAGCTCGTTTAAGAGGTATGAGTTATATTTCCTCGGCTACAGCAGGTTCTATTGTATTTAAAGACGGCGCGTCAGGTGCTACATTGTTAGAGCTAAAAACTCCAGCAGGTGTAGGACAATCTGACGTGATTATTCCTGACCAAGGCATTTTATTTTCTAATCAAATTTACTGCACACTAACTAATGTTACAGCAGTAACGGTATTCCATAGTTAATATGGAAGATGAGCCTAAAGAAACTGTTCCTTGCCCTGACAAAGAATGTCAGAAGAAATGGTTTGAGGCTTTAGGAGATTGTGTTTAATGGCAACGACTAAAAAGAAAAAAGGTATGGGAATCAAAACTTCTGTAAAGTCGGGCAACTTTCGCCCGACTAAGCAGGGTGCGGGTATGACTAAGAAAGGCGTTGCAGCCTATCGCAAAGCCAACCCAGGTTCTAAATTAAAAACCGCTGTTACTGGAAAAGTTAAACCTGGTTCTAAAGATGCAAAGCGACGTAAGTCATTTTGTGCTCGATCAGCAGGACAGATGAAAGATTTTCCAAAAGCAGCTAAAGACCCTAACTCAAGACTACGTCAAGCAAGGCGGAGATGGAAATGTTAACAAAGGTAATGAATCATATGGACGAACCAACGAAACACGCATTAGATGCAGCTTCTGTTTTTACTGCTGTAGGCTCAGTCCTACAATGGTTACCGGAAGTAGCAGCTTTATTTACAATCATATGGACAGGCATTCGTATTAACGAAACTAAAACTGTTCAAAACTGGAAAGCTAAACGTCGTAACATGGCTACGTTAAAACCTTTTCTAGTGGATGAAAAAGAAACTAAAAAAGAAAAACCTGTAAAGCCAGAAACATTTGACGCTAAAGCTCACAGAGAAAAAATAAAAGCTATGGAGCATAACGATGCCTCCAAAGAGTAAGAAACAAAAAAGGTTTATGGAAGCGGTAGCTAATAATCCTAAGTTTGCAAAGAAAGTAGGCGTGCCTACAAAAGTAGGTAAAGAATTTACAAAGAAACCAAAGTCCAAAAGGAGAAAATGATGGGCGATAAAAAAGTAAGTGGTATGTCAGAAAAAGATAAAAAAATGTTTGGTGAAACAGAGATGGATCAAAAACCACCAAAAGGATTTAAAAAATCTGACGATAAAAAACCTATGAATGAAGGTTTAAAAAAGCTTAAGAAAAAAGCTCCAGAAGTAGTTAAAGAAATGGGCTATAAAAAAGGCGGTTCATGTAGTTCTAAATCTTATAAAAATGGTGGCAAGGTTAAACGTGATGGCTGTGCTACAAAAGGCAAAACAAAGGGTCGCATGGTATGATGAAATGTCGCGGTATGGGAAAAGTGATGAAACCAGTTGCTATGAAAAAAGGCGGATTATATGAAAATATTCAAAAGAAAAGAGCTCGTATAAAAGCAG